GGATACAGCAAGAAAACGGCATATCAGTCCGGTGCTGAGAACCTCAGAAAACCTCAGATAAAACTGGCCGTCGATGAGCTCATGAAAAAGCTTGAAGACGACAAGATCATGAAGGCCGACGAAGCCATGAAGCTGCTCACTCGAATTGCCCGTGGTGAGGAGAAGGAGACCGTTGTGGTGTCCGGCCCAGACTACTTCGATACCGTGAAGAAGGAAGCCGATATCAGGACGCGGATCGGTGCGATAAAGGAAATCCTGAAACGTTATCCGACGGCGGAAGCTGATCCGTTGTTCGAAGCACAGGTTCGAAAGGCCAAGATTGAAGCTGATCTGCTGGAACATCAAGCTAAGCTGGTTCTTCATCCAGAAGAAGTTGAGGGACAAGACGATGACGGATTTATCGAAGCCATCGATCACAATCTATCCAATGTGTGGAAAGGAGAGGACAAGCAAGATGCAGCTGATGATCAATCGTCGGCCGAGACAAACGGTGACGTTTAAGTTCCAGCCGTTTTCTAGTCGGCAAATGCAAGTCCTCTCCTGGTGGCGATATCCAGCGACCAAGGATAAATACATGGTGATCGCCGATGGCTCAATCCGAGCCGGTAAGACGGTCGTGATGTCCATGTCGTTTGTCCTGTGGTCAATGCACACGTTTGACCGCAAACAGTTCGGCATGGCGGGCAAGACAATCGGCTCGTTACGCCGAAATGTGGTCGGGCCACTGAAACAGATGCTGGCCAGTCGTGGTTTTCATCTGCGAGACAATCGGGCCGAGAACATGATCACAATTAGTCGCGGCGGAAAGGAAAATTACTATTACTTGTTTGGCGGTAAAGATGAATCCAGTCAGGACCTGGTTCAAGGGTTGACGACGGCCGGATTCTTTTTTGACGAAGTGGCATTGATGCCGGAATCGTTCGTCAATCAAGCCACGGCACGGAACTCGGAAACGGGCGCTAAGCTCTGGTTTAATTGCAACCCTGCTGGCCCGTTTCACTGGTTCAAAGTCCAGTGGATTGACCGGATACAACAACGCAATGCGCTGCGGCTGCATTTTTTGATGACGGACAATCCTTCGATGGATCTGGAGACACGGCAACGTTATGAAAGCCAGTATTCTGGCGTGTTCTACAAGCGATATATCCAAGGCTTATGGGTCATGGCCGAAGGGATCATCTACTCCAATTTCAATCAGGAGACGATGGTCGTCGACCTGCCGGCGGATACTGTTTATGAGCAAGATGCCGTCTCAATCGACTATGGGACCATGAACGCCACGGCCTTCAAGCGATGGAGCCTGTATCGGGGCGTCTGGTATTCCACTGATGAGTATTACTATTCGGGACGTGACAGTGAGACCAACACGCAACTATCTGATGAACAGTACGCTGACGAGCTGGAGAAATTCTATGAGCGGAACGGACTGGAAAAATCAGCAGTGCCAGTTATCCTTGATCCATCCGCTAAGTCGTTCAAAGTGGCGTTAAAGCAGAGGGGATTTCGTGTGAGGAACGCAAAGAATAATGTGCTCGATGGCATCCGCAGCGAGATGTCACTGATGGACGAGGGCAAGATCAAATGGTCAAGCAAGTGCGTCAATACGTTCCGCGAGATGAATTCGTATATCTGGGATGAGAAGGCTGCTGATCGTGGCGAAGACAAGCCGGTCAAGCAGCATGACCATGCTTGCGACGCCGACCGGTACATGGTCGAGACAGTGATCGTCCCGTATTTCAAACGCAGCTATTTTTGGCATGGGAGGTGAGCCAATGGCAAATGCAAAACCAATGGACTTGGACACAGCACGCAAGGTGTTTGAGCAGTCCGATATTGACCTGGTGAAACGTGGTCATCGATACAAGGAATCCAAACGGTACTACCACAATCGCAATGACATCGTGCTGAAAAGTAAGAAGCAGAAGAGCGAAGCCGATGAGCAGACTGACAAGCCGGACAATCCGCTGCGAATGCACGACAGTCGTGTGAGCTCAAATTTCTTGCAGCTGCTGATTGACCAAAAGGCAGCGTTCGGGTTTTCTCGCCCGCCAATGATTGACACTGGCAACGACTCACTGAACAAGCAGGTACTCGAAGTGCTCGGCGACGATTGGAACAAGACACTGTTTCGGCTAGCTGTGGATGCTTCGCTTGCCGGTGTCGGCTGGATTCACTGCTGGCACGGTCCAGAAGGCCAATTCAAGTATGCAATCGTGCCGCCCAATGAGGTGACGCCAATATACAAGTCCACTCTGGATGATGAGCTGCAGGCAGTGCGCCGGACCTATGAGCAGTTGGATCCATCAGATGGCAAGGTGTATATCTTCGACGAGTACTGGACACAGGATCAGGCTACATTTTTCAAACGCGAACAGGGCGAGAGCTACACGCAGATGATTTATGATCAACGCATTGGCGTGACTGATTCGGTCAATGCTGAGGCGATGGACAACACGGCCACAATTAACCATGGATTCAACGGCATTCCGTTCATTCCGTTCAACAACAAATCAGATAAATCCGGTGATTTGTGTGCGGTTAAGGGCCTGATTGACGCCTATGACCTTGTTTATAACGGCTTCGTTAATGATGTTCAGGACGTTCAGCAGGTCATCCTGATCCTGACCAACTATTCAGGGACTGACAAGGATGAGTTCTTGCAAAACCTCCGCCAGTACAAGATGGCCGAATTTGAGTCAGAGGGCAGCGACAACAGCGGCCTGAGCAAGCTGACCATCGACATTCCCGTGGACGCCCGCAAAGAGCTGCTGCAGGAGACGTTTGACAACATATTTATCCAAGGACAAGGCGTCAATCCTAAGGACCTTAAGGCCGGGACCAATATGACTGGCGTGGCTATGAAGATGTTGTACGGCCCTTTGGAGCTCAAAGTTGGCCAGATGGAATCAGAGTTCCGGCCGTCAATCAACAAGCTGGTGCGCTTTATCCTGGATGAGCTGAATAAACCGTCCGATCTCTCCATCAAGCAGACCTGGATCCGCAGCGGTATTCAGAACGACGTGGAACAGGCCGACATTATCTCCAAACTGTCGCAAGTCACGTCCGATGAAGCCATCGCTAAGAACAATCCGCTAGTCTCTGACTGGCAAGACGAACTGAGCGACCGCAAGCGTGAGAAGGAGGAGCGGGCCCAGACACCCGACCCATTCGCCAGTCCTGATCCGTTAGGCAAGAACAGCAAGGATAACGAAGACGGTGAGGGCGATGGCGAAGAAAAGGCTTAGTTACTGGGAGCGCCGTTTCTTGCAGACACAGGTCAACATGCAGCGGCACTCGGCCAAATACGAGGCCGGCATGGTCAGCCGCTTGGACGCTGCGTACAAGAGTGCCAATGACGATCTCCAAAAGTGGTACGCGAGATACGCCAAGACAGATGGCACGATGGACATTACCGATGCCCAGGCGTTGATGTCCGGTATGAGCGCCAAGACGTGGCAGATGGCACTGGACGAGTTCAGAGCCAAGGCCATTGAAGGCGGCCATGACCGAGAGCTTGACCTGGAGTACATCAAGAGTCGCATCAGTCGGTTGCAGGCGTTGCAGTTTCAGATACAGCAGCATATGGCGGAATTCAGCGATCAAGAGTCACCGAAGTTTCAGGACGCGCTCGCCAGCCAGTTCGATGACACGTATATGCGGACGAATTACAACATTCAGATGGCACGCCAGCAGATTGCGGCGAACTTTCAAACGTTCGATGATCAAGAGCTGGCGATGGTGGTCAATAAGCCCTGGGTGGGGAGCAATTTCTCGAAGCGATTGTGGAAGGACACGGTCAATGATTTGCCGGCTTTGCTGGTTAATAACCTGAGTCAAAGCATCACTCTTGGATACAGCTATAAGCGAATTGAGCGTGAAATGCGCAACCAGCTTCAAGATTTCAGCAAGGGGGTCATTCATCGTCTGGTGATCACCGAGATGGCCCACGTTTCCGAAGAAGCCACTGCGGAGTCATACGCCCAAATGGACGTGCAAGAATACACGTATCTGGCAACACTAGAATCTCATACGTGTGAAGTATGTCGAAAGTTGGATGGGACGCATTACAAGACGACCGACAGAAAGCCGGGTGTCAACTATCCGCCAATCCATGCCTATTGCCGCTGTACGACAGTCCCGTATGAGCCAGCTTTGCAGTCATTGCCGAGCCGACGGTGGGCCAAAGATCCAGATACTGGCAAGCGAGAGATGATTGATAACACATCATTTGAGGACTGGAAGAAGAATGGTTATAAGGCAAATACACCGAAACCGGAAAAACGCAATTATCGGGACTTTGATCAGGCTGGGTTGGACGCAAACACCGACTATATCCAAAAACTCCCGGAGAATCAGCGAGACGCAATACACAAATACACCCTCGGATCGTATGCCAAAAGGATTAATAATTCTCTCCGTTATGGTGTAGGTGGATCCGACACAATCAGCGAAATTGAAGGCAATCTCCATAAGGCATTGCAGCATCCGTTGGGCAGTGACACTCACGTTTATCGTGGGCTTTATGATATGCCGAGCAAATGGCTGGAGAGCCTTGATCAGCCCGCCAGAGCTAGTTTGCAGAAGACCATAAACACTGCTGCTGTTGGCATTGATAAATCCAATGTTCCGGCGGTCAACGCTGCTTTGGCAATGTTGCCGTCGTTCGAAGTGATGGAACCGGCGTACATGTCCACAACTTATGATAAAAGGGTGACACAGAGCTTCTCAACAAACATTCGACTGGATTTGAACGTGCCAAAGGAAATCAATGCAGTCGCTATCGAAAGTGTTTCCAATTTTGAGCACGAAAAAGAGATTCTGATTGATAAACGTGCTAAAATCAAGATAACCGGGATTGAGGTAAGCGACAACGGAATGACAGTTGTCCTGAAGGGGGAAGTTGCCAATGGATCCGACGCAGAATCATGATGATAAGTTCGTCGTTGATGGAAATGGCATGAAAGTTATCAAGCCACTGAAGATGACAAAGAAAGAACAAGAAGCCTTTGTTAAAGCGATGAACACAGCATTGAACGGCACAAATTAAGCAGCGTCCACAAGATGGGCGCTATTTTTATACCCAAAATAGTCAACCGACCCGAGCAAGTCGTTAAAAGGCTCATTTATTATGCCTTGAGCGCGGTCGTCCCGCGTTACAAATCCACGAAAGAGGTTGGAAAAAATGAATCGAGAATATTTGGAATCACTTGGCTTAGAAAAAGACGTTATCGACAAGGTCATGGCTGCTCACGGGAAGGCTATTGGCGAGTACAAGGACCAGGCTGGCAAGCTGGAGCAGTTGTCTACCGAGAACGAATCCTTGAAGTCCCAAATCACTGAACGCGACAAGGACCTGAAGGATTTGCGGAAGAATGCAGGGGACAACGAGGAGCTGGCCAAGAAATACTCGGAGCTGGAAGGTAAGTATAAGGCCGACACCGAGAAGCTGACCCAGCAGTTGAGCGATACCAAGCTCCATGCTGCTTTGGACAGCGCTCTGACGGCGGCTAAGGTGCGTAACCCGCGTACGTTACAAGGCCTGCTGGATATGGACAAAATCAAGCTGACCGACGACGGCAAACTTGACGGTCTCGACGATCAATTGACTGCCATCCGCAAAGACAACGCCTATCTGTTCCAAGGTGACCCCAAACCTGAATATGAACCGGCCGGCAATGGGCAACCCGTTGGCGGCGACATCAAAAATATTATGGCTAACCCGAAGCTGAATCTGACTGAGGCACTGGCCAATAAAGGAGCCGATGAATAATGGCAAACGAATTAACCCGTGTGCTCGATACGATCACACCTGAAATTTATAACGCGTACACCGAACAGTATTCCACCGAAAACTCTGCCTTGGTGCAGTCCGGCGTGGCTGTGTCTGATGAACGTGTATCTCGAATGATCACGGCTGGCGGTACAACCGTCACCATGCCTTTCTGGAATGACCTGAATGGTGACGATGAGGTACTAGGCGATGGTGACAAGTCCTTGAGTACCGGCAAGATTGTCG